GGTGGGGGTGCTGTTACACCCCCACTTTATTGCGGTTCTCCGCAGTTTCAGCCATCACCTTGCCCGCTTTGGCTTTTTCCCCGACCCGTTTTCTTCCTTGTATTCGAGCACGTCCTTGGTCGTCAGCTTGTCGAGGTATTTCCATAAGACGGCGTTCACAAGATCAGCCTCCGCGATGTCCTCGCGGGTCTCGATGATCATGTTTATCCGCTGCTCTTCCAGCACTGCAACGAATTCTTCTTTGACCCTGTAGACCTTGCTCACTGCCTCGGTACTCGCCTGCTTCATGGTGACCTCGTAATTTTGTCACGTGTTGCACTGTTACACGTTACAGCGTATAAATACGCTCAAATGTAACTTGTAACGGTGTTACGGATGTTCATCGACTGGCTCACAATCTCCCAGGAACACGCTTTCGACCTCCCGGTTGTCTGCGACGTTTTTACGTTGACGGTTGATGCCAACACCAACGAAGTCCTTAGCACCAATCAGCCTCGATTCAAGCACGAGGCCAGCCATTCGACCTCTGTCACTATCCATGTTCAGGGTCGCAAAATTCGGGTTGAGGGTAACCCCAGCAGGATAGGGCGCCTCGATAACCTTTTTGGATTTACCACCGTTGATCAGTGCGTCTCCGTATACAACGCGCTGCTTGCTGAGTACGGACTTCCTGCCTTCACCCGCTGCACCGTGGTCAACCTTCGCCAAGGTGAATCAGGCGCCAAGGCCGGTGATTGGATTGCAGACGGCGCAAAGATTGAGCGTATCGACCTGACAACGAATGTTGCTATGGGGGAGGGCAACGCACTGGCATACCTTCGCGGCGTTTCTAGTCAGCGAATCGGCCACTCCATCGGTTTCCTTTACCCGAATGGTCGTACTGTTTCCTGGACTCCAAAGGGCAACGGCAAAGGCGGGCGCCTCCAGTATCGCAAGGCATACGACAAGGCCTTCGAGATGGATCAAAACATTCTGCCCAAGATCAAGCGCCTCTATGGCGACCAGTCCCCCGAATTTGCCTACGTCTCACGCGTTCGCAATTACTGCGCCGAGCAAGGCGTTGTTCGGATGGAACAGGAACTTAAAAGTGAGTTCTTGCAGCGTGAATGCCTCTCGTACTGGGGGCTTATCAATGAAAGGCGTTTTGCCGAACTCCACGACGAGTTTTTAAAGATAGACGAACGTTTGAAGGTGACAGCGATGGATATCGTAAGCATCAGCGGGCAACTAGTTGCTGAGGGTATTTGCCCTAATCTCCGCTCAGCTAGAACCACTGCAAGCTACGCACTTGAGTGGATGACTGGCGCTCAGCTTGATTTTAAAAAACGTCAAGTCAATGAGCACGCCGCGAAGCTTAACGGTATCGGCATCAACATCCGCAACGCCTGCGACACTAGCCGCTTTGCGCCTGTGTTCGTCCGTCAGTGCCGCGAAATCAACAAGCAACCGCTTGCTATGCCGACTTGGTATCAGCGCCCCAACCACTTGCAGCAGGTGGCGGCATGATCTCCTCTCAAGAATCCAAGCCAGGGCAGGGCATGACTCTGTGCGCCGTGCAATTTGATCATTCGCCGGTTCCCCTCGTTGATCAGGAGCGTGTGCGCCTGCTGCTTGCCATCAAGGCAGCTCGTGACTTTTACGACCTTGAATTTGCTCAAGCTGAACACGGCGGTTACGTCCGTGGTTTGTTCATGGCCTGTCAGATTTCGGCATCTTCCCTCGTTGCCTTTCAGTTCGAAGCTCGCCGTATCGCTCAGGTATCTGCTGACCGTCTTTCACTGGTGATTGCATGAGAACTGTCAGCTTCCAGGGCACCCAGCTCAGCGCCTCCCAGCGCCGCACCATGGCTATGCAGCAGCAGGTCCGTGCTTCGTTTCTAAGCCCGGTCCTGCAAACCATGGTCGACGAGACTTTCGCCGCACTCGATCAGCGGAAAGAGCAGGGCGCCAAACCAGAACGTCAGTGGTTCGTTGAACGCCAGGAACAGGGCACAGCCTGCATCGCTGAATGGATGGGTTACTAACTCGCCCAGTTGGGCAAAACCAAGGTCAGCCGCCGAGCTGCACCGCCACCACCGTAGAGGGCAACACCATGACCGCAATGCTTATCAAAGTGACCACCACCGGCCAATCGCGCTCTGGCATTTCCGCCAAACAAAAGCCGTACACCATGGCCACCGCTTACGCCCACCTGCCGAACGTTCCGTTCCCTCAGGAATTTTCCTATTACTGCGAGTCGGCCCAGCAGGTTCTGCCAGCTGGTGAATATGAGTGTGAAGTAGTCCTGTCGGTCAAGGACGGTCGCATCGCTGTCGAGGTCGATCCGCGCCAAGGCCGTCGCCTTGCTGCTGCAACTCCAGCCGCTGCACGGGCAACTGCCTGATGGCTGCCGGCGCACTCCTTTGCACGGGTGACGTAACAGTCGCCGCAGACGGTGCGCCTCTGTGTTCCGGGTACTGGTCCTTTGTGCCAGTGCCCGAACCCTTCACCGTAAACGATCAGGTTATTGCAGATTTTGCGACTGCGTTCGGTGTCGGTTTTTCCCTGGTGTTCTTCTGCTGGGCCACCGGCAAGGGCATCAAAATCATCCTTTCGCTTCTGAGGTAATACCCATGTTCGCTATCAAAAAACTGTTTGCCGGTATGTCGGTTGCAACTCTGACCGCTTTCGTTGCTGCGAATGCTCAAGCTGCCGGCCTTGCTGATATGGCTGCCGGTATCGACAAAGCCGACATCCTCGCCGGCCTGACCGCTGTCGGTCTGCTGATCGCTGCCGTGCTGGCTGGTCGTATGGGCATTCGCAAAGTCCTGGGCATGATCAAGTAACAAACTGGCCTGCTGCACAAAGGGGACTTTTCGTCCCCTTTTTTTATCAACTTTCCCGAGTAACTAACATGGTCGATTTATACAACTTGGCAGGTCTTTGTATTGGTTCGGTGTGTGCCGTTATGGCGCTCGGGGGTTGGTGATGCGTTATTTTATTTTGGCTTTATCAATTTTCTTTTGTTCATTTGCTAACTCTGCTGAATATGCTTGGAAATCAACTAGCGGCTCTCCGTCTGGCGCATTTTCTAGTGCTGTTCTTGCTTGTCAGGCTGCTATTGCTCATGTTTCACAAGAATATTACGGAACTGTTTTTACTTCTGTTTCTGCTGCGAATTGTCAACGATGGAATCAATCGCATAGCGGTCCTGTTCTGTCTGCTAGTGTTTATCGTATTGGCGATAATTGCCCAGTTAATTCTGTTTATAATTCCCAAACAGGCGCTTGTGACGCACCTCTATTATCGGATGGGGAATGGTGCTCAGCTCCCGGCAATACGACTAAGACTTTCATTATGTCTGGTGGTGTTTGTGTTGCGCCAACTGATGCGACACTTCCAAACCAATGCAAAGCCTATTCGAAGTCGCCTGATTCCGGCGCTGCTGTTGTAACGACTTGGAAGTATCCAACTAACAGCAGCGAAGACTTGCGTAATCCTCAAAAAGCAGCCAATGCCCTGGGCTGTGAGATTCAATTGCTAAAAGATGTCGACTGTAAGACTTATCCGCCTGAGATTAACTGCGAGATTAAAAACCCTGACGGTAGTTGCTATACATCAGAAAAGACCATCAAATGCAAAACCAATTCAGTATTGACGGGCAACGTCGCTCCTGACCCTTTTGGCACGCCTGCCGGTTCTCTTTGCACGGGTGACGAGTGCGAAATAACACCGCCTGCTGACCTCAAGGAAAGCAAGCCCTGCACTTATGTATATGACGTTAACGGCATTCGCTCCTGTACGTCTTGGGACTTTTCCGGCAAGGAGGGCGCCGAGCAATGCGGCACCGTCAACGGCACGTTCTCCTGTAAAAACGACCTCCCCAAAGCAGTAGGAAAGGGCCTCAGCATCGACACCAAGATCGAGGAAGAAACCCAGGGCGATGGCACCAAAAAGACGACCAAGACCGACACCGCAAAAAAGGTCGTCTGTATCGGTGAGAATGCCTGCGTAACGAGCACGACGACCAATAAGTCGGTTTCTATCCACGGTGCAGATGGCTCGTTACAGTCCACAACCGGCACCTGTACCGGCGCGCTCTGTGCTGATGGCACGTCACCCGATGGCGATGGCGACGGTCTGGGCGATTGCACGGGGACTGACTGCGGTGATGAAGAGGGCGCACCAATTGCCGGCCCAGCTACGCCAGAACTCGAAGAACAAGATACCTATGCCGAAACGACTCAAAAGTTTATAAACCGCGCAAAAGCCTCGCCGCTTGTTTCCGGTATTTCCGGCATTTCGATGCCCGCTGGCGGCACTTGTAATATTGGCGCCGCTCAAACTTGGTTTGGTTCAATCGACTTCTCGTCGTTCTGCCAGCTCGCCCCGCAGATACTCGCCGGCCTCCGTTACTTGTTCTTGGCGATTTGGGCATGGGCTGCCATTCGACTGTTCTTCACTGCATAAGGTGCTGATATGTTTGACTCTCTAATCAATTGGCTTAAAGGCGTCCTTGAAACTGTCCTGACTTGGATAAAGGACTTCTTCGTCTGGCTGGGTCAGGCGCTCTATTCGTCCCTTATGGACGGCCTTGCGTCTGCGCTTGAGTCAATTCCACAACCTGATTTTGTTGGTCAGGCTTCCAGTTACTTTTCGCAGATACCGACTGGCGTTATTTACTTCTTTTCGTTCTTCGCAATACCCGAGGGTTTTGCGATGATTATCACTGCCCTGGTGGCGCGGTTCCTTCTTCGTCGTATTCCGTTTATTGGGTGATATATGTCGCTGAATGGTTATTTCGGTAAGCCGGGTTCTGGTAAGTCGTACAGCGTTGTTGAATATGTCGTTCTGCCGGCACTCAAGAAGGGTCGTCACGTTGTTACCAATATCCCGCTGGAAGGCGAACTTCTAGAGCAAGTATTCGGCGGCAAGGTGACTCAGTTGCCGCTCGATGCCCTGGACGATCCGCAATTGCCCGACCTAATTCCGCACGGTGCCGTGGCTGTTATCGACGAATGCTGGCGGCGTTGGCCATCGGGTCAAAAGGTTAGCCAGTGCAGTAAGACTGACCTCCAGTGGTTAAAGGAACACCGGCACCGCGTCGATGCTGACGGCAATGCTATGCAGGTGATTCTCGTCACCCAGGCGCCCGGCGACCTTGCCTCGTGGGTTCGCCAGCTAATCGCCCATAGCTTCCACATGTATAAGCTTGAAGAAGTCGGCGCGAAGGGCCGCTTTGGCATCAAGGTTTACTCAGGCTGTCCGGTCGGTGATCGCATTCCGGCGAAGCACCTGATCCGGCAGGCTTACGGCGTTTATAAGCCTGAGATTTACCAGTACTACCAGAGCGCCACGCAAAGCCAGTCTTTCGACGTTGGCGACGAGTCGGCCATGGATAAGCGTTTTTCGATCTGGTCCAGCGGTCAGATGATCGCAATTATGGTTGCCGTCCCGCTGATGCTCGTCCTTGGGCTTTATCTGCTGGATAGCTACATATCGCCCAAGCAAGCCCAGGCTGCTGCAAAGGAGGAACCGCTCGCCCTGGTCAATCCTTCGCCTGAGCAACTGGTGAACCCGCCGCCGCCTGATTCGCTCGCCGGGGCCGCTCTCCAGCCTGCGCGCAACGTTGCCGCTGCTGTGACTGGTCCGGTTTCGACTGAGCCGCCTGCGTCTGGCCTGTGGCGCCTTGCTGGCACGATGAAACGCCCTGACAAGAACCTTCCACCTGATGAGGCGCTCTGGCCGTCCGTTGGTGGTCATGGTGTGTCGAATGAGCCGCCCAGTGGCCAACCCAAGCTCAAGCTGATTGAAATGGCGATTTTGGTCAGCCTGTCCGGCGTCCGTTACTTTCCGCTGGATCAGTGCGAGCCTTTCGAGGATGGCATCAACTATCAGTGTCTCGTCGATGGTGAACGGGTCACTCCCTGGACCGGAAAACAAGCCCTTACCCAGAACTTCCCCGGCACTGCGGGGGCATCCCCTGAAACTGCCAGCGCCGAGCGGAGCGAAGCGTCGGCAGTTCAGGGCGTGCCGCCTGCCACTGCACAACAAGCCCCTAGAATGACCGTTGTTCCCGACACCAGTAGGCCACCGCGCACGTTACCGCCAACTGATCGGGAAGCCCCTCAGCAAGCCTTGTAGGCTTCGCATAATGGGCCGGATTATGTAGAGTTTGGCGGGGATATTCTCTGAACCCCGCCGAATTATGCATAATCTGCATTATGCGAATGCCCCTCGATATACCCTCCAATTTGATCAAAGATGCACAACTCTACGCGCCCACCAGGGACCCCCTGGACGCGGTTTGCTTCGTTCTTGGTGATTACCCCCAGCTGGTTGCCGAGGTTCGTGATTTACGCCGCCGCGTTGCGCAGCTAGATGACGAGGGCGCCGCCCTGGACGCCCGTCTCGCTGATTTGCAAGCGGCCTGCCGTTCCATCCTTGAGCTTTCCTGCTGACCTCGACCTGCCCGTAGGGCATTAGTCGCTTGCACGTCCTCACCTGCTGCCTTCACTACCTGTGCGACGACACCCGCGCAGCGGCCAATATCCAGCCAACAAAAAGCCCCCAGCGATGCCATAGGCGCCGTGAGGGCTATTCGCGTGCTTCGTTCGATCCGGCGACAGCGACGGCACTTCGCGCTGATTACCGCTTTTGCTTCCTTGCCGATCTGTCTCGTTGTGCATTCCAGCCGCCGACTAGGCAAGGACTGCGCAGCGGTCCAGGGCGAAGCCTTGCCTTTGCTTTGGCTTGCGGATTTTCGGCCGTCGAGCGGTGGGGGTGCTGTTACACCCCCACTTTATTGCGGTTCTCCGCAGTTTCAGCCATCACCTTGCCCGCTTTGGCTTTTTCCCCGACCCGTTTTCTTCCTTGTATTCGAGCACGTCCTTGGTCGTCAGCTTGTCGAGGTATTT